CATTCTGCTGATATGCGGTCGGAACTTTCATCTGCAGTGCAATCAGGTCGTCTGCCGCTATCACTGACTTGTATGTGCCTGTTACCGTTGCGGTAATCCCTTTAAGCAGCCCGTCTGCCTTACCGGTTGTACCTTCCAGACATTCTCTTTCGTAAAATGATTTAAAAGCTTCTGCCATCTGCTCAACTACAAAATCAACAACATCAAGATCCATGTTGTTTACTAGTTTCTTTGAGATTTTGGCAAAAGCCCCCGCCAGGTACCCTGTCAGTTCTACCGCTCCGAAATCTCCGGACGAGGCTTCAAGTGCCTGCATCTCGTTGGCGTAGCCTGCTGATATAACATGGTCTGTGCTGTACGGATAGTAAGGCACTTCCAGAGTCCCCTTTACCGGATATCTTGTTGCCTTTTCAAAAATCGGGCAGATTTCTTTAATTTTCGTGATGATTTCATCGGCAATCGTCTTCGGCACAACCACTCCGTTGTTACCCTGCGTCATGTTGTAGGCTTCTCTTGTCTGGATGCCTCTGATATAATCCGTGAACGCTCTGCGCTCCATTTCTCTTATTTCTTTCATATTGTCTGCCATTGGTGCTGGCTCCTTTCTGATTTCTTCAATCGGTTTAGGCTCATTGATCTTCTTTGACCTTTCTTCTTCGTCCAGGGCAGCTTCAAGCTCTTCGATTTCTTTCTGCAAGCCCTGTCGTTTGTTTTCATGTTCTGCCTGTTCGGTTTCGAATTCTTCTACTTCCTCTTCGCAGGCCGCTCTTTCTTCTTCTGTTTCCGCTTCATTAATTGATGCTTCCAGCTCTGCGGATCTCGTCTCAAATTCCTCAGATCTTTCTTCCAGCTTCTTCATTTCCGCTTTCTTCGCGTCAATATTTTTGCGAAGCATTAGTGCTTTGAGTGCCATATTACTGCTCTCCTTTCAATCTGTTCTTCATGTTTTCTTTCCAGGCTTCTGCTTCTCTTTTCTTGATTTCCTCAAACTGCAGCTTCCTGGCGGATATTCCTGTATCCTCATAGGCAGGGAATGTAACTACTGACACCTCGTACAATTTCACTTCGCGGACAGTCCAGTGGATTGAGCCGTCATCTCTGAAGTCGGTTTCTTCGCTGACGATTTCAAAGCCAAATGAACACTGATTTACATCTCCGCGCTTAACCCTTTCGTACAGATTCATTGCGTCAGTATCGTTCGGATTGATACTGACTTTTCCCCATAGTCCGTGGCTGTCCTCTTTCAGCTCCAGCGTTCCCGCTGCGTTGCGGCCGAGGACAAGGCGCGTTTCATGGTCAATCAATGCACGGATGTCTTCACCGAGTGTGTTCGAAAATGCGCCGGGGGCTATTGTTTCAGATGCTCCCGGCCACAATTCGTAGATACTATTAAAAACGGAGAAGTACCCTTCGATGAAAAGCCCTTCTCCGTTATCCCTCGTTTTAAATTCGCTCGCCATTGAGCGGATTTGTCTTTTTTCTCTGTTATTCATTTTTTTCCTCCTGCTTTAATTTCAGCTGGTCACCCACTTTGCTAAGCGGGATATAGTTCTCCAATATAACCAAATCGCCCAGACCATCGCGCGGACTCATTCCAAGTTGGTCTCTGACTTCGTTACCATCGCAGATGCCTCTGACATATAGATTGCTGTATACATTCGCTTTCTTTTCCAGGTCGTAGGCATATAAACTTGTCGAGTTGAATTTGAAATACCACTTAGGACTCAATACCAGTTTTTTTGTCATTTCCTGTTGTATTTCTGTTGCTATCGGCAGAATCGTGGAATTTATAAAGTTATTCCATTCGTCGGCGTCGAATGTTCCGACTCCTAAAACAAAAGCCGGCACCCCCATGATTGAAGCTACCGTTTTTTTGTTCAGCTCTACAGTGTCTTTGATTGCTAAGTCTGCTAATGTTAGCGGTTTTACCGTAGTTACTTCCATGAGGTCTGCAGGTATCACCCACGGTTTTCCCGCCTCACTCGTTTTGATGTATTCTTCAAGTAGTTTGTCCCTTCCTCCCTCGTCTGAAAGTTCCTCATTATTCGCTTCGACCTTGACAATCACTGCGGGTTTCCACTTGTCGGTCAGAAATCCCTTTTCTGTTACTGAAGCCTGATGCAAATTGTCTGCAATATCTCTTAATGGCGCTGTGTATCCATTACCTTTCCATGGGTGGTATTTATTTGGATTAAGTTTGAAGTGCAGGATATCCGCTGGTTCGTGTGCTACACCATTGATGTATGCAGTGTAGCCGTATCCGTTTTCGTGGAATGTTACATCGCCCGGTTTGATGGGAATCAAGTCTGCCAACAGTCCGTTTTCGGTCTTTGGTAATACTACAGAGTTACCGGATCCATGCAGTACCAGATTCATGACGATTATGTCCATCCATGCTTTTCGTGTCATATATTGATTCGGGTTGATGTCTATCTTTTTTGACAGTTCATTTACTATCCGCTGGTCGCCATTCTTTGTGTTTTCCATTAGGTGAATTGTCATCGATGAGATGAGGTCTGCAATTTTTCTTGCACATGTAATTACCTCCGGGTTCTGATCCAGCGAGGTATACGCTGAGGAGAGCAGCTCGCCAAAGAGTTGCTCGCCTGTTATAATTGCGCTCCTTGTGCTACTCCTTTTTTTTATTAGCTTTTTCAATATGCTCATCGTTCTTTTTCCCTCCATACCAGTCACGGATGCGCTGGCTCTTTTCAAGGTTTTCCAGTCTTCTTACGGTAGCAAAAACCGCACCATCAAATACATCTATCCTTTGTTCCGGTTGCACTTTTTCGTATTGAATCATGTCGTCAGTTTTTTCTACTGCAGCTACATTCTGGACGCAGTATTCAAACGGTTCTGCATGCATGTAGTACAGATTCCCGTTTTTGGCCGACTGTTCGATGTAGCGAAATCCTTCAGATTTTTTGTAAAAATACTGCGGTTGATCTATTACTTTGAATCCGGCAGATTTCATCCCGATAAAGTATTCCCTGCAAAATTTTCTATCGTGTCCTATCTGGCTAATTCGGAATCCTTTTTTGCGCATGTTCACAAACCAGTTGACCACATCTGCGTAGTTTACTGTCGGTGTGTTGCACATAGTCAGCCAACCATCGTCTTGCCACCCAAAGAGTGGAATGTTGTCCTGATCTGCCTTTTCATGTGCCATAGTTATTGGGAAGAAAGCATGCGGAATGTAAATGTCTACTCCTTTGTAATTACCATGCAGCACTCCTGCAGTAAGGTCGTGCAGCTTCGAAAGGTCCGCACCGCCATACCAGTCAATATTCATCTTGGCCAGGTCTTCTAATGTCCAATCATATTTCGAATCTGATCTTCTGAATTCTTCAATGTCAAAGTACGCCTTCACACTGTTCGTGTATACATTGAGAGATTTTGCAAAAAAGTCTTTACGCTGCTGCGGATCATTTTGCGCCTGCAGCGAATCGTTCAGAATATCTTCTGGCCGTATGCTGGCTCCGTATGCCGGATTAGCCGCTTCATGCACTTTTGGATCCGTATAGTCAATTTCTCCATTTTCATTTGGATTAGCACAGGCTATAAAAACAAAATACTGCTCATCCTTGACTGTTCCATCAAGAATCTTTCTGCAGTATTTTAGTCGCTGACCGAGGAAAGATTGTTCGTTGTCTCCTGCGGTGCTTATGCCAATCATGAGCTTATTAGCGTAGGCCTTCATTGCTTCTTTCAGAATGTTATACTGTTTCGGCCGTTTATATGCGTGTAACTCATCTGCTATACAAAACGAACAGTTAAGCGAATCCTGCTTGTCCGGTGATGCTGCCAGCGCTTCTATCTTGATAAAGCCATCCGGCAGCTTCGCGGTAATCGTGTGCGCGTTGTTGTTGTCTATAATGTGATATGCCCCGCCCTGGGTGTCCTTTTCACCCATCGCCTCAATGTTGTATACAAGGAAATTGAAGCTCTGCAATGATTGTCTTAATGCTGCAGATGTGATATACAGCTCTGCTCCTGACTTTCTGTATCGTAATGTTAGCGCGTAACCCAGAGCAGCAGCGAAAGTTGTTTTTATATTTTTTCTCGGTATGTATATAAGCGCTTCATGAAAACGATTTATACCGGTGTTCTTGTGTTTAAATCCTACAAGGTTATATATTATGAATTTGTGAAACGGTTCCAAGAGGAACGGTTTGCCGCGTAACGGCGTCCCGTCTATCATTTCACCTTTTTCATGCACTATGGTTGATTCAATTATTCGGATAATAAATTCAGGGTCTGAGTAATTCAGTACATAATCGGGGTTCTCCAAGTCTTTCAGAAGCCTTTCACATCCCTGAACGCGTTCTGTATTGGCTATTTTTCTATTTTCAATTATGGAGTTGACATACTCCATAACAACATCCCAGTTTTCATGTTTGCTCATTTTCAAGGCTCCTGAGTGCTGTTGCCAGCTTCGATTCTTTCTTTACTGACATGTCTTCGCCTCTTATTCTTTTTAGTCCGGCTGGAGTGAGCCCTAGATCTCTCCAGTACGCAAGGGCCTGAGTGTTACAGTCATTTATTGCCACCAATGCAGGATTCTTTACAATGTTGGTTGCTCCAGATTTATTTGTGTATTCAATCACTGGCTTGCTTCCAGATTCCCTAAAATGTTTCTCCGCTTTGTCGCGGTTTTCCATTATCCCGGCCAAAGTGTCGATGGCATAATCAAAGTGCGGCTCATATGTACCGGCTTCTTTACATGCCTCTCTAATTCGTCTTTTCCATGTCACCTTCGTCGTCATTCTCTTCCCTCCGATTCAATTATTTTCTTCGTTTTTTTGAGGCCATTTCATGTCACCTTATTTTCTTATGTCTTTTTTATTTTATTCACGTGCGAACCCCTCTTCTCAAAATTCCGCTCAGAGTTGGAAATGTT